GCCTGCCAGATCGCCGCGATGAGCTGCTGCCGCGTCTCGGCGAGCTCGCTACGGTCGCCGACCTCGACAGGTAGCGGCGCCTCGGCCGCGGGCGGGGCCGGCACGGGCTGCCACGTGACGATCCCGCTCGCGGGATCCCGCACGGCGATTTCCTCGCGCACGGCCGGCCCCGCGGCGACCGACTCGTCGGCCTGCTCCGGCCCGGGCCGGTCGGGATCGGCGTACCGGGCGGCGGCAGCGGTCTCGACGAAGGTCGTGAGCCTGCTCGGCCGCTGCGTCGGCAGCGGTACGAACCAGGCGCCCGCGGCGCCGACCTTGCGGCCGGCCCGGGCCTTCCGGTTGATCTGCTCGTACGCGGCGACCGCCGCCGACCAGCCCTCGGCGAGGTTGACGAGCAGCGGATTTGCGTCGCCCTCGCCGACGTGCACGACGACCGCCACGTCTTGCCGGACGCACGGGGCCGGCACGTATTCGCCGTTCGGGACCATGATCGGGTCGCCGGACGGGTAGCGGGCGACCTCGCCGTTACGCATGAGCGGGTGGGATCCCCCGGTCGGCCGCCACATGCGCCGGGCGCGGGAGTAGATCGCGAGCTGCGGGCCGATGTGCAGACCGTTCCGGGTCGGGTCCTTTTCGGTCTTGACGTCGACGACGACCGGCAGGTCGCCCCCGTGCAGGCCCGCATCGGGGCAGGCGTCGCCGTACTGGCACGTTCCCGGGCCGAGCAGGGTGACGAGCTCGGGCAGGTGGTCGACCCGGTCGAAGGTGCCGGCGACTTCGAGCTCGTCGACGACGACCGTCCGCTCGATCTCGATCGTCCGCCACCCGTTCAGCTCGCGCAGCTTCGCGTACGCCCGGAGCGACTGCGCGGCGGCGGCCGGCAGCCCTGCGGCGACCGCGGCGAGCGGCTCCCCGCGGTCGACGCGCTCCGTCAGCGTGTGCATCGCGGTGCCGGTCGTCGCGCCGTCGGTCGTCTTCGCGGCCTGCATGGCGGTCTCGACGAGCTCGTCGATCTGCTTTTTCTGCTCTTTCGACCACCCGGCGGCCGGCGGCCGGCCCATCGCTTTCAGCGCGAGCACGAGGTCGTCGCGCACGCTCATGCCCTCGGCGACCTGCCGCAGCTTCCAGAGGTCGAGGTACCGATTGTCGGTCTCGACCTCTTTGACCAGGGTCGACGTCCGGCGATAGATGTTCCCGTCGTGATCCTGGTACCACCCCCATCGCCCGGTCGTCGGCATCGCGCCTGCGGCGAACGGAAGTTGCGGCGCCTGCGCCGCCGAAATGCCCTGCGTCACTGCTCTACCTCGAATCCTGCCGCCCGGAAGGCGACCTCGATCATGCCCTTGAGTTCGGTCGTCTTGATCATCAGATCGGGATGCGCCTCGCGTACGGCCTGCGTCACGTCGGCGTCGACTCGCACCCGCGTAGCGGTTTCGAGCGCTGCTTCGAGCGCAATCGCGCTGCCCTCGACGCGGCCGACCCCGGCGGCGCACGCGTCGTAGTACGCCTCGCGGGCGCTCTGTCGCCGCTCGACGCGGGCCGCGTCGTCGCCCTCGGCGCCGCACGCCTGCATCGCCTCGTGCAGGTCGCGCACGGTCTCGATCGACTCCCCGGTCTCGTCGGCGATGCGCCGTAGCTCGGCCTCGACGTCGGCCTGCCCGTGCAGCAGGTCGAGCGCCCCGCGAGAGGCGGTCGTCTGGCGCGGCTCGCCGATCGGCACCTCGACACCGTCGACGATTTCGACGGCCGTCACGGTGACCGGCACCCGCTCGCAACGCTCGTCGTGATGGTGGTGGAGCTCGACCGGGCACCCGGGGGCGCCGGTACCGTGATGCCGCCCCTCGTGACCGTACTGCTGCCGGTCGGCCGGCACCGGGGCCGGCCCGTACCGCTCGTGTGGCCACGGCGTCATGTCCATCCTCCGATCTGCCGCACGAGGCGGTCGACGAGGGCCGCGTCGGACGCGGCCTCTTGCGCTTTCGTCATCGTGTGCGCGCTCTCCAGATAGCCGCACGTCTTCCCGGGGTATCCGGGCACGGGCTCGGTTCCCTGCTCGGGGGGCGCCTGACAGTAGAGCGCGAGGTGCCCGCCGACGCCCGGCACGAAGGCGTGCCCCGTGATCTTCACGGCGCGACCGCGAGCAGCTCGCCGCGCAGGGCGAGGCCGTAGCTTGCCGGCGACGCCCCGCGGCGGTAGCGCTTCGCGCACTCGTGCCCGTTCAGGCAGAGCATGCCGCTCGCGGTCTTGTCGAGCGCGACGAGCTCGCGCGGCGCCGCGTCGCTGCCGCACGCGATGCACGGCGGGATCGGGCCGCGGGTGATGCCGGCCGGCCCCGCCACGAAGGGCACGACCGCCGCGCGCCCGGGCTTGAATTTGATCATGCTCGCCTCTCCCTAGACCCGTTCGCTGATGATCTCGATGTCGAAGCCCGCGTCGATGAATACCTGCGCGGCCCAAAACTCGGCCGCGAGGTCAGCCGGCTGGACGATCACGACCGGCGTGCCGGCCGGCGGGTAGCCGACGACCTCGGTCCCGTACTTGACCAGGGTGACGGCGAGGTGTGGAGCGTGGTCGATGGCCTTGACCCCCCACACCTCGCCATCGTGGCCGAGCACGGTGTCGCCTGCGTGCACCTGCTCGAACGTCGCCACGGCCTAGATGATCGCCCGGTAAGTCCGGGCGTTGCTCGCGGCCGACGCGGCGTAGGCGTGCGAGGCGGCGACGAAGCCGAGTAGCAATTTCATCGTCGACCGCACCTCGGCGAGCGTCGCCCCGACCGCCGCCGAGGCGCCGATCATCTCGGCGGCCGACGCCGGGACGTCCGATCGCGATCCGACCGCCGCGAGGGCGATTTGGTGCGTCGAGAGCTGCTTCGCTTCGAGCGCTTTCAGGATGCCCGCGAAGGCTTCGTCGAGCACGCCGGTAAGGGCGGCGCACTGCTCCTGCTCCTGACCGAAGCCCTCGATCGCGAGGTTGGTCAGCGCGATCAACTGTGATCGCAGGTCGTTGCTCATGTCTCCCGTGCTCCCCTGCTGAGTTGGTGGCGGTACGAGTTTGAGCTTGGGCGGCACCTGCTGCTCGACGACGTCGGCCGCGGTCGGCTGATAGGGCTTGCTCGCGCGGCCCGGCCCCGGGCCGGCATGCGGAACGTCCGGCAGGGGCACGACCCCCTGCCCCGCCTTGCCACCCTGCGGCACGTTCACGCCCGGCGTCCCCCTGCCCGGATTCCAGCGGAACCAGGGGTGATTAGGGTCGGGATTCGGCCGCAGCACGCCCGGCGGGCCGCCGCGCGGCCCGGGCGTCCGGGGCGGTTCCGGGTCGACCTGCTGCCGCATCATCGGGTTGAACGCCCGGGCCTGCGTCGCGAGCATCTCCCGCGAGTAGCGGTCGAGCGGGATGACCATCAACGACGCGGGGCACTGCCCGAAGCGCTCGGCCTCGCCGACGATCCGATGCTGCGGCACCCGCTTGAGCGTCGTCTCGTCGTCGCCCGGCGTGGCCTGCTCGACGACGAGCATGACGTCGGCCGAGCAGTGCGCGAACGGGCAGCGGGTGAGCGGCCCGAGGCTCGGCCCGGTCATCGGCCCAACCCGCGCTGCCGCGCCCGCTCATCGGCGTCCGGCAGCGCATCGGCCGGCAGCCGGCCCGGGCGACTCATCTCGCCGCCGAGGGCGGCGACGAGCTCGCGCCGCTGCTGCGCGTTCAGGTGGACCCTGGTCGGCAGCGTGCTACCGCGACCGAAGAGCACTTCGGCCACGCAGCCGGCGAGCCCGCACGGCCGCGGCGCCTGCACGACGATCGTCGTCGAGCCGTTCGGCGTGATGCGGGTCGTCTGCGTCACGGGGTATTCGTACGGCGCCGCGCCGCTCGCGAACTTCGCGAGCTCGGCCCGCAGCTCGGCCGCGTACGCCTCATACTCCGGCGTCCCCGGCGGGTACTTCGGCCCCTGCATAGTCTCTCCCATGTCCGTCAAGCTAGCAGCAAACCTAGCAGGTCGGCAACCTCGTCAACCTGCTAGATTTTCTGCTAGCTTTGATCGCATGACAACCGACGCGACTACCGCGCCGCGCCGAACGGGGCCGCGCCGTAGGTATTCAGAGCAGCTTCACACCCTGGTCGACATGCAGACCCGGGCCTACATTCTCGGGCTCGCAAGCCTCGCCGCCGACCAGGGCGGATACGCGACGCCCCGGGAAGCCGAGGAAACCCGCGACCTGCTCGACGAGGCGATCAGCGCCCGCTACCAGGCCGACCCGCAGGCGTACGCCGTGGCGGTCGAGCGCGGTCGCGTGACGATGATCGCCCGGGCATGGGAATCGGCCTACCGCAAGGCCCGCAGCGACGGGCACGGCGAGCGAGCGGCCCGGGCGCGGGCCGACAAAGAGGTGCCCGAGCATCGCTCGGTTGCGGCCGTCGGGAGCGTGCCGAGCGCGTAGGGTCGACCCTCTCAGAACACAGCAAAACGGCGCGGCACCCGGAAGGGCCGCGCCGTTCGCGCCTCGTGTCAGAGACCGCCTCAACCTTGGGAGAGAGAGACTTGACCTCAGATACTACATATGCAGGGCCATTCGGGCGAGGCGCGCGAGCGTACCGGGCCGCCGGTTGGCACGGCGTGCTGCCGATCGGCCGGCAGCCGGCGAGGAAGTACCCGCCCCCGAGCGCGTTCACGGGACACGGCAAGCCCGACCCGTCCGGCGCCGACATCGAGGCGTGGCTCGACGGCCCCGAGGCCGCGTACAACATCGGCTTGCGCTTGCCGCCGGGCGTGCTCGGGCTCGACGTCGACGCCTACCCGGGCAAGCGCGGGGGCGACGTGCTCGCCGAGCTGCTCGCCGCGCACGGTCCGCTGCCGGCGACGTGGATCACGAGCGCGCGAACCGATGGTGTGAGCGGGATCCGGCTGTACCGGGTGCCACTCGCGATCGACGGTCACGAGATCAATTGGCCTGGTGAGGCCGGGAAGCACATCGAGCTGATCCAGCACGGGCACCGGTACGCGGTCGTCTGGCCGAGCGTCAACCCCGAGGCGTCGGGCGCTCAGTACGAGTGGCGGACGCAACCGGCCGACTCTGACGAGTACATGAGCACGAACGGCGTGATCCCGAGGCCCGACGCGCTGCCGTGGCTACCCGAGCCGTGGGTACGGGGCCTCATGCTGCCGTACGCCCGGACCGACAAGGCGACCCTCGGCTCGGCCGACCTCGCGGCGTATTGGGAGGCTTTGCGATGAGTGTCGAGCGCTGCCCGGTTGTGCAAGGCGTGCTCGACCGGGCGCTCGCCGACCTGCGCACAACAGACGGATCGAGGCACGAGACCGCGCGGGACTCGGTGCGCGCCCTGGTCGCCCTCGGCGGCGAGGGGCATCGGGGCGTCAAGTCGGCGGTCGAGCAGGTCTCGCGGGTCTTCGCCGAGGCGGTCGGCCCCGAGCGGGTCGCCGCGGGCGAGTGGCATCGCCTGCTCGTCGGAGCGATCAAGCTCGCCGCCGCGAAGAATCCGAGCCCGCGGCAGAGTTGCCCGGACGACCGGCCGACCGCCGTGCCGGCCGCCCTCATCCCGGAGGGTTTTTCCTCGCCCGCCCCGACCACGGTTTCGCCGGCTACCCCGGTCGCGATCGACGTCCCGGCGGGCGCGCTCACCCTCCCCGATGAGTTCTGGCAGGCACGCGAGACGCTCTCACGTATCCGGCAGGCGGCGCACTCGAAGGTGCGCTCGGCTGACGTCGTGTTCTACGGGGCGCTCGTGCGCATCGCCGCCATGGCGCCGCACACGTTGCGGGCCGATACCGGCGTCGGCACGGCCGCGAGCCTGAACCTGTTCGCGGCGATCGTCGGCCCCTCCGGCGGCGGCAAGTCGTCCGGGCTCAGCGTCGGCCGCGAGCTCGTCAAAGAGACGCGGCCGATCGAAGAGTTTCCGCTCGGCAGTGGCGAGGGCATCGCCGAGGCGTACATGGGCGAAGCGATGGAACCGACCGGCGACATGGCGAAGGACGGGTCGGCGAAGCTCGCGAAGGTCCGCAAGATGGTCCGGCACAACGTCCTGTTTCACTCCGACGAGGGCTCGACGCTGGTCAAGCTGCTCGAACGGGCGGGCTCGACAATCGGCGAGACGCTCCGGTCGGCCTGGTCGGGCGAGACGATCGGGCAGAAAAACGGCCGCGTCGAGACGACCCGGACCGTGCCGGCCCGCTCGTACGCCGCGGGGCTGGTGATCGGGTGGCAGCCGAGCACGATCCTGCCCCTGCTCGACGATCACGAGGCGGGCACGCCGCAACGCTTCCTGTTCTGTTGGGCGGTCGACCAGAGCATCCCGCCGAGGTCGGCCCGCGTGCTCTGGCCTGGTGAGATGCTCTCGCCGTTCCCGGACACGGTCCCGACCAACCTGCCGCCCCCGGGCAGCATCATCGCCGCGCCGCCGCCCGCGATGATGGGCGAGTCGATCGTCTTCGCCGAGTCGATCACGGATGAGCTGTACGACACCGAGCACGCGAAGAATACGGGCAGCCTGCCGGCCGATCACCCGCTGCGGGATCCGTTCCGCTCGCAGCATCCCGTGCTGAAAGTCAAGGTCGCTGCGCTACTCGCGCTGCTCGAAGGGCGGCGCAACGTGACCGAGGAAGATTGGCGCCTCGCGCAGATCGTGATCGACACGAGCGACCGCGTGCGGCAGTACCTACAGGCGGTCGCCGCGGGAAAAGCCCGGGCCGCACGCGAGGCGGCCGAGGCCAGTGAGCACGCCCTAGAGTGGCGCCGCGAGCAGGCTCGGCACTCGGTCCGGGAATCGGTCACAACGGCCGCAGATCATCGCCTCGCGGTGCGCGTAGCGACGTGGGTATACGAGGGCGGGCCGGCGACGCTCGGCGCGCTCAGGAAGCGCGCAGCGGGGCGCGACCGGCCGAACGTCGAGGCGGCCGTCGAGCTCGCGGTCGCCGCTGGTTGGCTCGCGTACGAGGTGGACGCGACCGGGCCGACGGGCAAGCTCGCGGGGGGCGCGAGTCGGCCGGTCGTTTGACGCTCGCGCGAGGTGGACAGAGGTGGACATGGCCCACGGGTCGTGTCCACCTTTTCCGCTCTACCGCCCTAGTCACTGGTCTAGGTGGACAGGTGGACATGTCCACCTTGCCCCGTACTCGCTATCTCTCTACGTGAGTCAATTATTTCTCTCTCTCTCTAGTATTTCCGCTGCTCAGAGCGGGTATTACGGAGCGTACAAGATCCGTTACTTTTCCGTTTCCCCGTTTTCTGAGGTGGACATGTCCACCTCTTGTCCACCTCGCCGAAGACTGCCTAGACAACCTGCTAGGTTTCCTGCTATGTTTGACACCCCGCAGGGGAACGACGACGAGGGAGACGCGACATGAACATCGACCCGCAGACTTGGACGATTGCCTACCGCAAGCCGCGCGCAAACCGCTTCCTGCGCGTGTCGACGTGGTCGGGAACGTGGGCGCAGGCGGTTGCGATGGCGCGGCTCTTCGGCGAGGCCAACCCGGATTTGCAGGTCTGGTACACCTCGACCCGCGCGGCCGAGCTCGACGGCAAGGTCACGGTCGAAGACGTCGCGAACATCATGACCGACTCGGGTAAGCGCGTCCGGATCGTCGAGACCGATGTCGAGCTGCCGGCCGAGCTCGTCGCCCGGATCCCCGAGCCGAAGGTCGCCCGCGAGCGCTGGTTCGACGGCGACCCGATCGCCAACGCCGAGGGCGTGCCGGCCGAGCCCTTCGTGCCGGTCGAGCAGCTCGCCGCCGAGCAGGGCTTCACGGCCCGCGAGGGCAACGTCGGCCCGAAGCTCGTCTTGCTGGTCGACGGCCGCATCGTCCGGGCGTTCCACAAGGTGTCCGCGGCCCGCGCGTGGCTCGCCGCTAACCGCGCGCTGACCTCGCCGCACCTCGACGACCTGAGCAGGGCCGAGGGCGACCTCTTGAACAGCTACGCGGCCGGCCCGCGCGTGTGGGATGCCGCGGCGGTTTTCCCGATCGTGCTGCGTCTCGAAGGCCGCGGGCTCATCGCGCCGAGCGGCTCGAACGGCGCCTACGCCCTGACCGAGGCGGGCCGCGCGCTGCACGCCGCTCGCCGGCAGGTCAAAGAGGTCGTCGGCGCGGCGGCGGGCGTGCCCGAGCAGGTGCGGGCCTGGTTCATGCGGCACGGCCTCGACAAGCTGCCCTCGCTGACGGCCGAAGACATCCTCGCGGCGCGCGACGCCGACCGGGTCGAGGCCGCGAAGATGGACGAGGCGCGCGATGTGCTCGTGCGGGTCGCCGCCGAGTCGGGCGCGACGCTTGAGCGGGTCGCCGAGGCGCCGCCCGCGGCCGGCGGGCAGGCCCCGCCCCGCGGTAACCGCCTCGTGATCAACGGTCGCCGCATCGCCTGACCTGCCCGTAAGTTGTAACCTGCTAGGTTTCCTGCTAGGCTTAGGCTGCAAGCAAGACAGGGGCAAGGCAGAGGGAGATCGAGACCATGAGCGCAGCGGCCCGCAAGGCCAACCGCACGGCCCGCCGGATCATCCGGTTCACGCGTACCGAGTGGAACGGCGCGCAGGTCGCCGCCTGGTCCGGCGGTTACGGCTCGGCGGCGGCCCGGAACATGCAGACCGTTTCCGGCCGCCGCGGCGACATGATCACGACCGCGCTCGCCGAGGGCGTCGACGGGTGGCGCCTGCGGCGCGCGCTCCGGGCCGCCGAGGTCAAGGGCTGACGCCCTCCGGTCGCCGGCCGCGGGTACGCTCGCGGCCATGGGAGAGAACGAGCACAGCAGCAGCGCGCCCCGGCCGACGATCGCGAGCCTCGCGGACGTCCGCCCGGGCGATCTCTGTTTCACGAACATCGGCGGGCTTGTCCCGGGGGTCTTCCCGGTCAAGCTCGGCATGCTCGCCATCGGCGAGCGGGTGCGGATCGGCCGGCTGTCCGTCGATCACGTCATCGTGGTCACGAAGGCGGCCGAGTGGACGACGAGGCCGAGCGTCACGTACGTCGAAGGGCCGCGCCACGACCGGCCGACGCTCGCGATGCTGCCACCCCGCGGCGTGCAGGCGATGCCGGAGGGCGCCGAGGGCGTCGACCTGACCGCGGATCGACACTGGAACGAGCGCACGGCGTACGTCCGGCTGCCGGAGGATTACCCCGGACAGGGCCTCGACGTGGCGCGCATCGCCGAAGAGTTCGTCGCCGCGGGCGTCGAGTACAGCTTCGCGTCGTACCTCGCCCTCGCGGCGTGGCGGTACGGGCGCGACACGCCGAAGCTCGAACGATGGATCGACCGGCGGCAGGACCCGCGCCGCGTCGAGCTGCCCGGGCGCAAGTACGCGGTCAGCGTGCGGCTTCCCGTCGAGGCGATCTGCTCGGTCCTCGCCGATCAGGCATGGTCGATGACCGGCAAGCGCGTCGTCGAGGGCACCGCGAAGCAGGCGGTAACCCCGGGTGCGCTCGCGATGAGCCTCTGGCGCCGCCCCGGTGCGATATGGGGCGGACCGGGGATTCTTGGGTAATAGCCTGGTACGGGATCCCGTCCACAACGATCGGAGCAACCATGACCAGCACCGACAAGCCCGACCCGAAGACCGTCCGGCCCGCCGAGGCCCGCAACGGAGACGGCGATCAGGTGCACGACCAGGGCACGACCCCCGTGCCGGCCGAAGAGGTCGCCAACGCGGCGGCCGAGTCGCTGCACGGCGCCCGGGCCGAGGAAGAGAAGTACGCGCAGCCCGACGCGGTCGCCCTGCCCGGCGGGTCGACCCTGATCAGCGACCCGAAGGGCGACAACCCCTCGGCCGGCGAGCTGCGCTGAGCGCCCTCCCCACAACCCGCATGGTGGCCTGCGGGTAGACGAGGCCCGGACCAATCGCGGCGGTCCGGGCCTCGTCGCATGTCCGGGGGTGGCACACCTAGTATGAACCTGCTAGGGTTGACGACATGGGAGAGATGACGAGCAAGACAGAGATCAGGGACCTCGCGAGGCTGGTCGCGAACGGGCACGGGGGCGCAGTGCTGGCCGAGTTCCGCGACCGCGCCCGGGCCGCGGGCGTCGAGGGCCGCTCGGGCGGTTGGATCTACCTTTCGTCGGCCGCGTCGAGGCCGATCGGTCAGGGCTGGTCGGCCCTGGCGACCTTCCTGCTCGACGGCCTCGGGCCGGCCGCCCGCAAGCTGCTCGCGGCGATGGGCGAGGCGTCGGCGGCCGACGCTCCCCGGCGCCTGAGCTTCACGGCCGCGGGCCTGACCAACAAAGAGGCGACCGCGGGCGCCACGGCGTACGAGGCCGAGGCCGAGGGCGTCAAGTACCGGGTCGTCGGCAGCATCATCCCGGGGCAGCTCGACGGCCGCCGCAGCTTCCGCGCGTACCGGGTCGTCGGCACGAATGGGCACAGCTTGACGGCTGCCGGCGAGGGCGGCGAGCACAAGACCCGCGCTGCCGCGTATGCGCAGGCCGAGCGCGACCTCGTCGACGTTCTGCGCGACCGGGCCGCCGCCGACAAGCCTGCCGAGCGGATCGAGTACGCGGGCTCGCACCCGTTCCGGCCCGGTACCGCTGACCCGTCGCGGTGCGGCTTCCCGGATTGCAACGGGCCGACGACGTCGCCGAACCATCACGGGTGGGCACCGCGCGAGGTCACCTTCCCGACGCCGATCTGCCCGGACGCCGAGGCGGGCAAGCCGCACCCGAGGCACCGCATCGATGGCACGTGGCGCGAGCAGTGCCCGGGCGTGGGGCGGGTCGACCCCGACAGGCCCGGGGCGCTCGCCGACCCGGCGGGCCTGTCGACGTGGCTTACCGGCAAGTTGGCCGGTCACGTGGCGGGCCGGCACGTCGGCCGCTCGTGCTGCGCGAGTACCGAGGGCGACGTGCACGACCGGTCTTGCCAGACGTCCGAGGCCCGCGAGCAGTGGGCACCGCGCGGCAGCCGGCCCGCGCCCCCGGCGCCGATCCGCGAGGCCCTCGACCGCGTCTCGGCCGCCGCGTACGAGGCCGTCGACGCGGCCCTCGCCGCCGCCTCGGCGGCCGGCCCGCAGACGGATCCCGCGACCGACGACGACGTGACCGAGCTGCTCGATCGCATCGTGCGCCGCGCGCAGTACGACGCCCTGCGGGCCGTGCGCCGCGCGCTCGCCGGATGGATGGAAGGCGCCCGGGCGAACGGCTCGCCGGCATATGGGGAATACGACGTTTTCCACTCTTCGGACATCGGCCGCATGATCAATGACGCGGCCCGCGAGCTCGGCGTGCCCGAGCCGATGCCCGAGCTCGGCGTCGGCCGCCGCCTCGACGACGTCGCCCTCGGTCCTCAGTTCCGGATCGGCGACCGCGTCTACCCGCGCTCGGGCGGCGAGGTCGTCACGGTCGAGCGGGTCGCCGACATCGAGGGCAGCGGCGGCCGTCAACAGTTCTGGTCGACCGGCAACACGATGCCGAAGCACTCCGACGAGTACCAGCTCGCGCCGCTCGCGGGTGCCGGCCGATGACGGCCGCCGAGGGCCGGCCGCCGCTGCCGAAGCTGTCCCGCGGGGACCTGCTCATCGTGCGCAGTGGACGCGACCGGGCGTACGAGGCGCGGGTCGCCATCGCCGGCCGGAAGTACGTGCACGTCATCGACGCGGGGCGCTTCGAGACGTACAACCCGGACACCGACGCATGGCGCCTGCGTAAGTTCCTGCTCGCCGACCAGGCCGAAGGCGAGCGCGGCACGCGGGTCGGGGCCGCCGCCACCATCGCCACGCCCGAGCAGCACGCGTACGACGCGAAGGCGGGCTCGGCGGCCCGGTACCTGCGCGAGCAGGGGATCGAGATCGCGCGCCGCTCGCCGTGGGCCGGCCGCGAGATCGAGCTCGCGAACTTGCTCAAGTTCGTCACGGCGGCGCCCCCGGCGGCCGGCGATGAGTGACGAGGAAGAGCTCGCGAAGCGGGTGCGCGAAGCGCTGGTCGGCAAGACGAAGCGCGACGAGCAGGTCGCCGCGATCGTCGAGCTGATCAAGGACGGCGAGGGGGGCTTCGATTTCGTGTGGGAGGTCTACCCGGATCGGACACACGTCGAGGTCGAGCAGGTCGAGGCGTACGGCCTCACGCTCGGCATCGACGCGAACGGCGAGGCGTGCCGCGTCAACTTCCCGTACGGGGCATACCTCGATGAGTGACCCGTGGCGCATCTTCAAGAACGATCCCAATCGGCAGGAAACGCTCAGGGTCCTTTGGCCCGATCTGTACGAGTGCCTCGCCGAGCTCGACGAGCCCGGGCCGCCGCGGGTCCTGCTCTGCGTGCTCGCCGGCAACCACACGGAGGGAGGCCCGCGCCCGCTCGCGGTAGCCCGGATCGGCGACCAGTACGGGCACCCGGCGTGCCGCAAGTGCATCGACAAGATCCATGGTGAGGGTCACGAGGGGTGGCCACTCAAGCGCGAGAGGAAGGTCGGCCGGCGATGAGGCTGCGCGGCTATCAGACCGAGCTCGTAAACGGCTCGCTCAAGCTCTGGCGCGAGGGCTTCCGGCGAATCGCAATGGTGATGGCGACCGGCGGCGGCAAGACGCCGACCGCGATGACGCTCGCCGAGCTCAGTCTCGCGGCCGACCTCCCCGTGTTGTGGCTCGCGCACCGTACCGAGCTCATCGATCAGGCGGTCGACAAGGCCGAGCAGGTCGCGCCGGGCCGCCGGATCGGCCGCATGCAGGCCACGACGAAGCAGTACCGGGCCGAGCTCGTCGTCGGCAGCGTGCAGACGTGCTCGACCGTCACGAGCCTGAACCTGCTCAAGTCGCGTCGGTGGGGCCTGATCGTGGTCGACGAGACGCATCACATCGCGGCCGAGACGTACCAACGCATCCTGTGTGAGCTCGGCGCCTTCGAGCCCGACGGCCCGCTCGTGCTCGGCGTCACGGCGACCCTAGACCGGGCGGACGGCCTTGCCCTCGGCAACACCTTCGAGGCGGTCGTCGACCCGCGTATCGGCCTCATCGACCTCATCCGGCATCCCGACGGCCCGTACCTCGTGCCGCCCCGCGGGATCCGCGTGCTGATCGACGGCCTCAACCTCGACAAGATTCGGCGGGTAGCCGGCGATTTCAATTCGGGGCACCTCGGGCGGGCGATGTCCGACGCGATGGCGCCCGCGAAGATCGTCGAGGCGTGGATCGAGCACGCGAAGGGCCGGCCGACGTGCGCCTTCCTGCCTACGGTCGCGTTCAGCATCGAGCAGGCGCAGGCGTTCAACGACGCGGGCTTCGTCGCGGTGCACCTCGACGGCACGACGCCCGCGGCCGAGCGCGCCCGCGTGCTGGAAGAGTTCCGGGCCGGCACAGTGGACGTGCTGTGCAACGTCAATCTCTTCACGGAGGGCACCGACCTACCCTCGATCGCGTGCGTCATCCTCGGCGCGCCGACGTCGAGCTCGAACCGGTATCAGCAGCAGGTCGGCCGCGGGCTTCGGCTCTATCCGGGCAAAAACGACTGCATCATCTTGGACGTCACGGGCGTCACGAAGCGGCACAAGCTCGCGACCCTGGTCAACCTCGGCGGCGCCGACCGGCCGGACGACGTGCCCGACGACCTGCTCATGTACGAGGAAGACGACCTCGACGCACCCGTCGATGGCGTGCCGGAGGATGACGGCGAAGGCGGCGAGCGCGAGGTCGTCGAGTACGCAGACGGCCCGCTGACGCACGAGCTCGTCGACCTCTTCGGGCAGAGTCACTCGGCATGGCTCCGGACGCCGGGCGGTTGCTGGTTCCTGCCGGCCGGATCCGCGGGCTTCCTCTTCCTGCGCCCGGCGGCGAGCGGGGCGGCCGACCGGTACGACCTGCGGTACAGCTCGCACGACCGCGGGCACGAGGGCGCCATACGGACCGATCTTGAGATCGGCTACGCGATGGCGGCCGGCGATGAGTTCGTCGCTGAGCGGCCCATCTTGCAGGCCGAGCGCAATGCGCCATGGCGCTCGATGCCGGCCGGCCGGACGGGCAAGACGAAGGGCGAGGTACACGACGCGAAGATGATCGCCGACGCGGCGGCCCGCTTCGACCCGCGCCCGCTCGACGACTTCCTGCCGCGGGGGCGCAGGCCCTAGCAGGTACATGCTAGGGTGGGATTGTTAGGCACGTAGGGGCAAGCGTGGGAGAGGGAAAATGACCATCGTCGCAGAGAGGCACCGCTATGCAGGCACTCACGAGGTGCCGGCCGGCCGGCACCGCAGGCCGTTCGAGCTGCTCGACATCCCGCGGGAGGTCGGCGAGCACGTCGTCGCGCTCTTCCTCGCGCTGGTCGCCTGGTTCAAGGCCCGCCCGGCGGTCGCGATGACGGCCCGGGCGATCGGCCGGCTGATCGTCGTCGGGGCGGTCGCCGTCGGGATGCTGCTCGGCTTCGGCGCGCTGGTCGCTCCCGACCGGTCGCCGGCCGCGCCACCCGCGATCATCGTGACGCCCTCGCCGACGCCCTACCCGGGCGGTTGGACGTACCGGCCTTGATCGTCGTCATCGGCCGCACGCATCGCCCCTGCGGGGCCTGCGGCGCGCTGGTCGACATCGTCGAGGGCTGCGAGCACATGCGCGTTAAGCGGGTGCGCTGGAAGACGCCGACGCCGATGACGGCCGTCAACCGGGCCGCCGCGATGGTCGACCGCGCGAAGCTGCTCGCGGCCCTCGGCTACCCGAAGCCGTGACCGGTCGCTGTGCGGCGTGCGGGTACGGCCCGCAGTGGCACGAGTTCGGCACGCAGAAGTGCCCGCCCGAGACCGCGGACAAGAACGGCCGCCGCGGGAAGTGGCGCGATGCGCCGCCGGTCGACACGGCCGACTTCCGGACCATCATGCGGCGCGACGCCGAGCGCAGGGCGGCCGACTACGCGGCGGCCCGGGCCGTCTACGTCCCCGAGGTCGTGCCGCCGCCGCAGGTGCCGGCCCGGTCGCCGCGCGGGCCGGAAGAGCTCGCCGGCTACGCGGGCCGGCAGGCGATTGGCCTCGGCCGCAAGGCGGTCGCCGCAGGGTGGCGGGTCACGCCGCACTACTGGCGCGCGCACGATGGCACCGAAGGCTGCGCGATCAAGATGTCTCGCGGCGACCTCTTCGCGGTCGCTCTCTGGACACGCAAGCCCGGTAAGCAGGGCGGTAAGAGCGGTTGGGAGGCCGATATTGCCTACGGGGTACGGCGGGGCGATGCTCCGGTGAAACTGTCACATACGCAACTTGAAGGGGTAATTACCGCATGAGCCACCCGACCGAAGAGCCGCGCCGCGTCGTCGACGTTCCGCACGAGCAGGCGCGCGAAGAGCAGCACGACGCGACGACCTACGCCGAGAAAATCACGCTCACGACGCACACGCTCGGGCTTGAGCCCTTCGTGCTCATCCGGGCGATCAAGACCGCCCCGGAAGACCCGGATGATGACGGTTTCCGGCTCAAGATCGAGCACAACGACCAGGGCGCGAGCCTAGCGACCCTCTACGTGCTCAACCTGCCGGCCGATCAGAATCCGCTCACGGCCGCGATCAGGGCCGTCATCGACGCCAATCCCGACCGCCCCGAGGTCGCCGAAGTGCTCGCACTCTTCGCCGAGTTCGTCGACCTGCCGATGCCGTCATGAGCGACGAGCTCGAATCTGACTTTCTGCCCTCGCCTCGGCAGGCGATGCGGCAAGCCTTCGAGCGCGCGCAGCTCGGCGAGTTCGAGGCCGCGCGGCTATGGCTCGACCTCGCGCGCGAGCTGCGTGTCGGGTCGATGCCGGCGAGGCCGTTTCCGAGGTCGCTCGACACCCGTAGCGAGCTTGCGGCCGAAGCCGACCTCGCTACGGCGGGCCTCATGCCGGCCCCGGATCCGGCGCCGGATGAAACGGCCGTTCTGCGTTACGACCCGCCGGGCGAGGCCACGCCGAATCGGTGCGCGTACTGCGGGCACGAGATCGGGCTCGTTCTCTCCCCCGGTACCGAGCCGCATATCTGGCGACACCTGCTCACGAAGCAGGCCGTATGCCCCGTGAGTAGGCCCGATCAGCAACACACGTTCGCCACCCCTTCGGTAGACGCCCGCGGGTGAGGTAGCGTCGGGGCCTGCATGCCCCTGCACGCGATGCCCCTCTCTGGTCCCCGTACGGAGAGGGGCATCGTGCTACCTAGGTGGGTAGCGTCTAGGCCATGAGCGAGGCCAGAGCGAGGGGCGGTAGGGAGTGGCGCACGGTACCCCTGCCTGCCGATTGGGACCGGGTAGTACGTCCGCGCATCCTGGCTAGGGATCCCATATGCATGCTGCGCACGGTGTGTTGGGGTGATCCATCCGTTGAGGTTGATCATGGTGATGGTGGACCTGATGATCACAGCGATGCGAACCTGCGAGGCGTATGCAAGGCGTGCCATGCTCGACGCACGGGGCAGCAGGGCGCAGCGGTCAGCAACGCGAGCAGACCGAAGCGCTTAAGAGTTACTGACAGTAGGCATCCAGGAATAAGGTTGTCTTAGCAAATAACTTAGAGTAACCGTCGGGAGGGGGGTACCCCCCGCCCCGGGGGCGCCGAGCGCGGCGGGGGTTAGCGTCTGCCAGCCTGTACGGTATCCGCGGCTAGGTTTGATAGCAGACAGTTACTATGTAGCTGTCTGTGATATGGTAGCCTAGAGTCACATTGGGAGGGGGGTGACTGTCCGTCATGGCAGTCACGGGACGTAAGCCGAACGAGATCGTGAGCAGGTCCGGCACCGCAATCCGGCGGCCGAGGGTACGGAGTGGCGCGAGGTGGACGACGTCCCCTTCGAGGGCGGGCCGCCGCTCCCCGATCGCGACAACCCGGAGTACGCCGAGGGCAAGTTGCCCGCGCTCATGGGCCAGTCGTCGGGATGGCCGGTCAGCACGCGGCGATGGTGGGACGTCGTGCGGCGCATGCCGCACTGCGCGCTCTGGCACGCCGCGGATTGGGAGTACGCCATTGCGACCGCCGAGGCGCACGCTCGCTTCGCCGAGGGGTGGCGCGGGTGCGCGAGCGGGGCCGAGCTGCGCATGCGTGAGCGGCGCCTCGGGATGACGCACGACGATCGGCGGGACTTGCGGATCCGCTACGTCAAGCCGCGCGATCCCGACGCCGAGCTGCCGGCGAACGTCATCGCCGTCGACTTCGGCGAGCTCTGACCCGTGAAGACCGGCGACCGCCCCGAGCGGCACCCGCTCTGCACGTGCCCCGAGCTGACATGGGACGCGGCGACCGGCCGCGCGCCCGCGCCCGACCTCGAAGCGTGCCGCTCGCGAGCCCTGGTCGACCCGCATCCCGTGCTGACCGCGGAAGACCTCGCCGAGCTGCGCGCCGAGGGCGGCCCGGTCGTGCGCATGGCGATCGAGACACGCCCGCAGGATTGGGCCGAGCCCGCGCGCCGGATCCCGCGGGCGCGCGGGGCGTGGCGGGGGCGTACGTGATGTCGACCGGCTCGCGCCCGACCACCCTCGCCGACGCCCTCGGCGTGATGAGCCTCCCGCTCGCGAGCGTGCTCGCGCAGTGGCGCGGCCTCGACCCGTGGCAACGCTTCCTGCTGCGTAAGGTCGCGCCCGACTTCGCCCGGGCCTGCCAGCAGCTCGACGACGCGGCGCACCGACGACTCGACCCGCTGTGAAGACGACCGCCGACGAGCGGCGTGCGCTCGGCGCGCTCATGGTGCCGCCCGGGGGCGTCATCGCCGACGACCTCGTGCTGCCCGGCTACCGGCGGGATCCCTGGTACGGCACGAAGGCCCTCGTCAGCCTGCCGTACCCGACCGAGCCCGCGGCGAAGGCGGCCCTACTCGCGAGCTCGATCGGCCCGCAGATCATCAATTGGGCAGAGGGGCGGACCGACGAGCCCGGGCTGATTGACTACCAGACCGGGAAGACGTGGCGCTTCACGCCCGGGCAAAAGCGCTTCCTGATCCTCTGGTACGCCTACACTCCGGCCGGCCGATGGATCTACCGCCGCGGGGCGAAGCGGGGCGCGAAGGGCACGGGGAAAGACCCGTTCGGCGGCGCCCTTTGCCTGATCGAGCTCATCGGCCCCTCACAGCTTGTGCTCGACGCCGACGGGTGGCACGGTGAGCGGCACTCGATGCCGCTCGTGCAGATCGCGAGCAATTCAGAGGCGCAATCAAAGGACGTGCTCCGGGTCGCTAACGCGATGCTCGGCAAAGAGGCCCGGGCGTATTACGGGGTCGATTGCGGCGAGACCCGGACCATTATCAAGGGCTCGGGCGGTCGCCTCGAAGTGCTCACGGCCTCGGAAAGCAGTGCCGAGGGCGATCCCGCGACGTTCATTTTCCTGAACGAGACGCACCATATGACCGAGTCGAGCGGCGGGCACCGCATCGCGAAGGTCTCGCGGCGCAACGTCGGCAAGAGCCCCGCTCACTTGCAGGCCCGGATGGTCGACGGCACCAACGCGCACGCGCAGGGGCAAGACTCGGTCGCCGAGCGCACGTACAGCGCGTGGCGCGCGCAGGTCGAGGGCAAGACCCCTCGCGTCGACATCCTGTACGACTCGATCGAGGCGCCGCCGGATACCAACCTCTTCGACGACGTCAGCCGGCGAGAGGGCCTGCGAGCCGCGTACGCCGATGCCCCGTGGGCCGACCTCGAACGGCTCGACGGCGAAGTGCTCGACCCCGAGACGACGGTCGCCGACTCGATCCGGTACTACCTGAACGGGCTCGCGGCGGCCGAAGACGCATGGATCGACCCGCGCAAATTCGACGCCCTCGCGCGCCCTGACATTGTCGTCGCGCAGGGCGACCAAATCACGATGTTTCTCGACTGCTCGAAGAGCGGCGACGCGACAGGGCTCGTCGGGTGCCGGCTATCCGACGGGCACGTTTTCACGATCGGGAAGTGGGAGCGCCCCCGCGGTAAGGCGGGCGAGGGGTGGCTCGCGCCCCGCGACGAGGTCGACGGCGCAGTGCGCCACGCCTTCGAGTATTTCCGGGTCGTCTGGTTCGGCGTCGACCCGTCGCCGGCAAAGGACGACGAGACCGAGGCCCTGTATTGGATGCCGATTGTCGACGGGTGGCACCGCGACTTCGGCAAAAAGCTGAAAGTGTGGGCGACCAGCGGCGCGAAGATCGGGCACTCGGTCCTCTTCGACATGCGGATCAAGACGCCCGGCGGCATCGCGCGTAACGCGCAATTCACGCAGGCGGCGATGCAAACGGCGAAGGATATCGACGAAGATGGGACGCTGTCATGGGACGGCGACCCGCGGCTTCAAACACATACTCATCAGGCGAAAAGGCGCACGAATCCGTGGGGCGTCAGCCTCGGCAAGGTGACGCGGGACTCCGACAAACACGTCGACCTCGCTGTCTGCATGGTTGGCGCGAGGATGGGCCGTAGGATCGTGCTCAATAGCGGCAAAGTCCGGCGCCGGACGGGTGCCACGACCGGAAGGGCGGTCTTCTAGTGCCACTCGACGAAGCGGGCGCTATCGCCGCCGCCGAACACCTGCTCGGCGTGCAGGATCAAGAGCGGTTTCAGCTCGACGTGCTGCGCCGGTACGCGACCGGGAAGCAGGCCCTACCCCTGGTCATCCCCGCGGACGCCCCGCGCGAGGTGCGCGAGATGGCTCGGATTTCGCGTATCAACCTGATCTCGATCGTGATCAACTCGCTCGTCGAGTCGCTCTTCGTCGACAACCTGCGAGTCACGGTCGACGACGCGGCCGAAGGCGAGCCCTCGACGCCCGAGCAGGTCACGGCCCCGATTTGGGACACGTGGCAGGCGAACAGGCTCGACCGCGGTCAGAGCGGCCTGTACCGGGCGGTCTTCCAGTACGGATACGCGTACATGGTGATCACTGCCGGCCGGCCGCTGCCCGTCATCCGGCCCATGTCGCCGCGTCGCATGACGGCCCTGTACGCCGACGATTCCGACTGGCCCGAGCTCGCGCTCGAACGGCGGTCGAAGCGCAACCGGTTCCGGCTGTACGACGCAACGCAGGTGTACGAGCTCGGGTACGACCCGGACAAAAAGCGCTTCGGCCTGCTCGCCGAGCCGAGCGCGCACGGCTCGCCGTACTGCCCGGTCGTCCGGTACCGCGACGTCGAAGACCTTGACGTCGACGACGAGCCCGTGCCGCACGTCGCGCAGAGCTTCGGCGCCCGCGGCGACAACATGGTCGACATGGTCGCGGGGCAGGTTGCCCCGCTGATGACCTTGCAGGATCAGAGCGACGTCACGACCTTCGCGCTCAAGTCGGCCGAGTGGTATTCGGCCTTCCGGCAGCGGTGGGTCGTCGGATGGACGCCCGCCAATCCGAGCGACAAGGTCAAGTCGGCCGCCTCGCAGCTTTGGACCTTCGACAACGACCCGGAAGAGGTCAAGCTCGGAGAGTTCTCACAGACGATGCTCGATGGCTACCTCGCCTCGCGGAAGGACACGGCCCGCTTCGCGGCGACCCTCTCGCAGACCCCCGTGCACGAGCTCATCGGCGACCTCGTCAACCTCTCGGCCGAGGCCCTCGCGGCGGCCGAGGCGGGGCGCGACCGCAAGGTCGACGAGCGCAAGACCGGGCTCGGCGAGTCGCACGAGCAGCTCGCGCAGGCGGCGGGCCTCTTGCAGGGCGTCGAGGTGCCCGACGACCTCGAAGTCGTGTGGCGCGACACCTCGGCCCGGGCCTTCGGCGCGATCGTCGACGGCCTCGGCAAGCTCGCCGCGCAGCTACAGATCCCGCCCGAGGCTCTTTGGGAGCGGATCCCGGGCGCCACCCTGCAAGACGTGCGCCGCTGGAAGACGTTGCGGGCCGAGGGCGACTCGATGGACGCGCTTACGGGCCTGCTCGACCGGCAGGCGGCGCCGCCCGAGCCCGCGCCGCCCGGCGGCGGGATCGTGCTGCCGCCGGAACGCCGGGCGAGGGCGTAATGGCGCGCACGCCCGCGGGCGCCGAGCTGACCGCCGCTCACCAGGCGGCGCAGCTCGCGGTGCGCGCGGGCTCGCTCGACAACCTCGTGAAGCTCTGGCGCATCGTCGACCCGACCGACCTCTCGGGCACGATCGACACCTTCGTGCGGGCCGCAGTGCTGCTCGCGGGGCAGGGGTTTGACCGATCAGCCGGCACCGCGAGCAGGTATTACGGCCTGTTCAGGCGAGTCGAGGGCATCGCGGGCGCGGCGCCGATCGTCGGACTCGCCGGCCGGCCGACCGAGCTCGCGCTCACGGCCGAGCTGCGCGGCGCCGCCCTGAGCGGCATCATCACTGCGCGCCGCGCGGGTCTGACGCCGGAGGGCGCGAAGACCCGCGGGCTCGTCAAGGTCGCAGGCGCCCTCGGCAAGCTGGTACTCAACGGCGGGCGGCGCACCCTGATCGACGTCGCCGCGCGCGACCCGCAGGCCCTCGGATACAGCCGCGTGACGTCTGGCGACCCGTGCGCGTTCTGCCGCATGCTCGCCGGCCGCGGGCCGGTTTACAAGACCGAGAAATCGGCCGATTTCCATCCGCATGACGGTTGCGCTTGCTCGGCCGAGCCGCTCTTTAAGGGAGGTCAACCACCCGAGCAGGCAGCCGAATATGCTAGGGAGTGGCAAGCCGCACAGGCGCAGGCCAGAAGTGATGGCACAATGTCAAGCGGGACGTCGAATGACGCCCTGAACAACTATCGCCGGTACCTAACCGGCGAGGGCACGGCGACCCCGTCGCCGGTTACGGAGTGATCCGGGTAATGAGTGGTGACGACGGCACCGGTTCGACCGGGGGTAAGACGTTCACGCAGGCCGAGGTCGACGCAATCGTGCGGGATCGGCTCAAGCGCGAGCGGGAGACGACCGCGGCGAAGTATGCGGATTATGACGATCTGCGTGCGAAGGCAGCGGACGCCGACAAGAACAAGACGCAGCTCGACCAAGTGCTCGACAAGCTGACGAAGGCCGAAGAGCGCACGGCGAAGCTGGAAGCGGCGCAGACCCGAGCGGGCGTGATCGCGGCGAAGAAATTGCCGGCGAGCCTCGCGAAGTGGTTGCCCTCCGGCGGCACCGAGGAAGAGCTCACCAGCAAGGCCGACGAGCTACTCGCCGACTGGAAGGCGGCCGGCGGGAAGGTCGACGGCGACGAGGGCGGCAACGCCGAGCAGGAAGGCAGCGAGGGCCGTACGGCTCCCGCGGCGCGGCCCGCAGCACGTTCCGGGCGGCCGACGGAAGACCTACGCAGCGGGGCACCGACGACCGCGCGCGAGCCCGAGGAAACCAACCCGCTCAAGCTCGCGGCACTCATCCCGCGAAACTGACAGAGAGCGGTACCGGACCGACCGGCCGCGCGTAGAAAGGACACGAGGTGCCCAACACCTTTCTCAAGCCGACCGTCATCGCGAATACCGCGATCGGCCTGCTGTACCGCGAGCTCGTCGTCGCCCGGACGATTTGGACGGACGCGATCAACCCGGGCGAATTTCAGGGGGCCTTCGCCGATACGGTGACCATGCGCGTGCCGGCCCGCCGGTCGGCGCGTACCCGCACCCTGCGGGCGGGCACCGCGATCGTCAACGACACCTCGGCAGAGTTCGGCGTCGACGTGAAGCTCGACACCGACGTCTACAACGGCGCCCCGATCACCGATGAGGAGTTCACGCTCGACATCGCCGACTTCGGCGCGCAGGTCCTCATGCCGCAGATTCGGGCGGTCGCCGAGGGCCTCGAAGACATCGCGGTCGCCGAGATCGAGGGCGCCACGTACGCGGGCGGCATGACGATCAACGCCGACGCGACCGACCTCGTCGTCTCGGGCGCTACCGACTGGTACCTCGTCGCCAACCGCGCGCGGCGCCTGCTCAACGACCAGAACGTCCCGAAGGCGGGCCGCACCCTGCTCGTCGCGTCGGACGTCGAGGAAGACATCCTGAACAGCGACCGGTTCACGCGCTTCGACTCGGTCGGCGACCGGGCCGCCGACGCCCTCGCCGAGGGCACCATCGGCCGCATCGGCGGTTTCAACGTCGTCCCGAGTAACGCGCTCGACTCCGGTCAGGCGTTCGCGTATCACCGTACGGCCTTCGTGCTCGCGGCCCGGGCGCCGCGGGTGCCGCAGGGTGTCAACATGGGCACGCAGCGGGGCCTGAACGAGGCGCAGGGCGCCGCGGGCGCCTTCGGCGGCATCGGCGTGCGGTGGATCATGGACTACGACTACACGAACACGACCGACCGGTCGCTCGTGAACACGTGGGCCGGCACCGCGACCGTC